CTGTTGCTATAGCTAACTCTTTTTGTTGACGCGTTACCTCGCGTTGAGTCTCTATTAAGGTTTCTAGTCGGGCGCTCTTTATAGATGCAGAGTATCGAGCATACCCATCTTTAATCTGGTTTAATACACCTACTTGTACTTTAAGAGTTGTTACAAAGTTTTCTGCGGCAGTGTTATCTCCTTCTAAAGTTTCTCTAAGTTGTTCGCCTATTCTTCCAAAACTTCCAAAAGATTCCGTTATAGCGTCTATTTCTTTTGTAATTTTTCCTTTCCCTCCAAACATTGATTTAAGCAAAGGAAATACCAAAGACCCAAAGAAAAGAAACTGTCCAATACCTGGTATAGCATTTAAAAAAGCTCGTCCAAGCAAAGATACTGCATTTCTTGCAAGAGTAGCTCCAGCAGCTAATTTGCCTAACCCACCTGCAACCTTTAATACATGTTTAGCACCTTTACCAATACTTGCTAAAGCGATTCCGAAACCTTTAAAGGCTCCTGCACCTGCCATCATAGAAAGCGCAGCTGCTTGCCCACTAGCTAGCCTACTAGTTGTAATTGCTCTTTCTGCAGCTACTGAAGTTAAGCCTCGGGCTGTCTCTAATTTTTGCAAGGCAAGTACTTGAGCATGTAACTGTTGTACACTTAATAGTTCTGCTTGTTTGGCTGCTAGTATTTCAGGGGCGGCAGTTTTAATAGCTACGGCGCGTAATTTTTCTGACTTAGTAACATTCCTCAAAACAGTATTTAGCTGCTTGCCTCTAATAGATCCTTTTAGTAGTTCTTTTTCTAAGGCTTTAACACTTGGGGGTGCAAACTGAAGTTTATTAATTTTACCTGCAGCTTCTGTAAAAGCACTAGTTCCTTTAATTGCTGCTACTTTCATCTCCTTTGACATAACAGAAGCAACCTTTCTTTGGCGTACAATTGCTCCGTCTAATGCAGGTAAAACAGTAGTAAGAATAGTTGAACCAAAGAGAAGCATAGCACCTGCTAATGCTGAAGGAGTAGACGCTAAAAAAGATATTAGAGGGCCTAGTATAGTATTAACAAGAATTAAGCCTTTCTTAGTAAGATCTGCAAAAGCTGCAGCTAACTGGTCATATGAGTTTGGCTCAATAGCGTCTGCTATGTCTCCAAACTTTTTTACTCCCTGCTCAATAGTAGCATTAAGAAAAGCTTGGCGTCGTTCAAACTGAGTAAGCTGATCATCGCTTTTGCCAATACTTGCGGCATACGTACGAACAGCATCATCTAACCGTACCATAATACCTAATTCGTCAAGAATTTCAGGTTCTAACTTTGCAGTACCTTTTACAAGACGAGTAAGAGCATCTTCCATATCTCTACCAAGGGCTTGGGAAGCGCCTTTTGCGACTTTAGTTAAGGCCGCTAATTGAGTAGAAGAAAAACCTGAACTAACTGCCAAAGCTGTGGAAGACATAGCAGCTTCCATTGAAACTGCAGCACCTGTAATGTCACGAATATTTTGAGCCACAAAAGGTAAGTTAGCCCCTGCTGCATTACCTACTCTTATCAAACCTTGCTCTAGCTGTTCAAAAGCGGACGCACGACGTAGTGCTCCAAAAGCTGCAGTAAGTGCAAAAATATTCGCCGCTAATACTGCGTACGCAGGAACGAGACCACCAGTGATACCGGTAGTCATCTTCGAGAAGGCTTTAGTGGAGTTAGAAGTAGCGCCTGCTACTCCTTTATTTTGCTTTGTTTGCTCAGCACCTGATTTAGCAGCTTTTGTCTGAGCTTTATCGACTTTGTCTAAACCCTTTGCGGCTGCAGTAGACTTATTTGCAATAAGCTCAAGTCCGCCATCGTCATTGATTTTTACCGTTAGAGTTACTGTATTAGCCAATTTATTTTCTCTTTAGCTTATCATACTGCCTCTTTAAGTCTTCAGAGGATTTTTTGATAGCTCTTGAATCTAGCCATGATAGTATCTCAAGGAAAAATTCTACATCTTCAATGTCGTATACTTCTATATAATATTGCACATTAGTATAGTCTTTACCTACATAACCGATTTCTGGAAAGACTCTATCTCCTAGCTGGTTAAAAGTATTTATTGCATCCCGTACTATTTCAGGAAAATCCTCCCAGTCAGGAGGTATTTCTATAGCGCTTGGCTCTTTGTTTAACTGTTCACACATATCAAGATATTTGTTACGCGTCATTCCAGTATCAAGATTCTTGTACATCCTTTCTAATCTTTTGAGCGACTGGCTCTTCTGGCTTTGCACGAAAGTTATCTAAATCAAAGACTACCTCATTGAGCCACGTATCAAATTCAGTTGAAGAAGATACTAAAGTTTCAGCGTTCTCTACAGTATACTCTAGCTCTTTGGACAGATCTTGTCCTTTTGTATCAATTAGTAATAAAGCTGATAAGTTTTCGAGGGTTAGACCTTTCCAGTTTTTAACTGTAGCGAGTGTAAATTCTATAACGAACTTATCTTCGTCTAAACTCTCTGTTACTGCTCTTGTTTTTCTATCAAACTTTTGTCCTGTGCAACGCTTTCTTAAGCCGTTTAATTCTTTTCTTGACAAGTTAGCCACTTCTACAGAAAACCCTGTAAGGCCGGGAAAGTCTACCCATACTGCTTTAGTGTCTACCATTAATTTCTTTAAATCCATCATTTTTCCTTTTTTCTATGTTGTGTAGTAAGTGAATACGTTCCCGAGGGACGTAGGGTTTTGAACCATTCTCCAATCTGTACTTTTAGTAAAGACTGAGCCTGTTGTTATTCGAGTAGTTGATGTAACATTATTTGTGTTCAAGTCAATACCCTTAAATAATCCGCCTATGTTAGTACCTGCTTTGATTCTAAGACTTTGTCCCGTTGCAAAACTTTGTGCCGCTGATTCGGTACTATCATTTAAATATCTTGTTATGTTTCCGGCTAGTACTTTACCCTTTAAGCTGTACTGAAGAGGAAAGTTTGTACCTCCAGGATTTAGTACTAATTTATAGGGTGTCCATTCTATTTCATTCTGTAATTCTATAGATACACTCAATAAATGCTGATGGATCTGTGTGGATCCTAGTTGTATAAATAGATCAGACGCTAGATTATATGTACGAGAAGACGCGGAAGTCCGCAGAACTGTGATACTTTCATCAGCAAATTCTGTAGCTTGTCCGGTTAGGAGCTTTGATGCTTCACCAGATATGCTCAAACTCAGAGGTCGCAATCTCTCGATATTGATCGTCCCATTTGTTATAACGCAAGTCTGTAACTTGAATACATCGCTAGCTGTTGTGATATAAAGGTTAAAAGACTCTACGTCTAATAACCTTTGAAATAATATTTCTAAATCATCTTCGATAAGTAGATTAACTGTCATCTCGAAGTTTGCAGGATTAGCAGTATTAATAGCAGATCCTTCAAATACATTATTCTGGTTGTGCAAAGTTCTTACAGGGTGAGTCTCTTCTGTAAAAGTTTGACTGAAGCTTATGGAGCTCATGTCTAGTTGTAACTTAGTACTTCCGTAGACTATATAAGCTTTTGCTTCTTTTAAAAAACTGTAATTTGCCATATTATCCCAGATATAACGAGGGGCTCCGAAAAGCCCCTCCTTTTTGTACTACATATTATATGTTAATCAACCAAAATTGTCAAGAACTTTTTTTCAAGTGGTACTCATATTATACTTTTGGGAAGTATTTAAGAGTAACTTCATTAGTTCCGTCAATAGTAGAAGGCAACGCATTAAAGTTAGTCTCTAGAGAAATAACATCTTCAATAGAGTGCGTTGGTATTTCTAAGTGACAAGTAGGCATGTTTACTTCCAGTCTAGCAGTGTTTGACGTAGCTCCACCAATCTTGAATATAAGACCAAAAGAGTTAGTTACTACACTAGTAATAGACTTTAGATCTTCCCACAAGTCTGCGGAGTTATCAGTAGCAGAAGTATCCTTACTTAAGTAGCAAGTCATACTTCCAGATACTGAACGAGTACCTGTAACGTGACCGATAGGTATGTTTACCAATCCAAGTTCTTCAGGAGTAATAAAACTTACATTGTTACTCATTGTAATATTACCACCCGTAAGAGTAAGGTCATAAGCAGACTCTAGCTCGTTACTTCCATCTCCTGTAGGATTCTGAGTAGTAGGTATAACACTTAGCTGAGTAAGTCGGTTACGAATAAAGTTAGTAGTACTATTAGTAGCTTCATAAACGTTTGTTGTAGCTGTAGTATTACCTGAACCAGGAACTGTTAAAATAGTATGAAGTCTGTGTCCATCATCAGAATCTAACCAAACATCTCCGCCGGGATGGCTAGTAGAAGGCGCGCTTACTACACTACCGTCTGCGACAGTTGCGTTATGAGCAGGAATAGCAGCTTGAGTTATAGTTCTTGCCGTCATATCAACAATTTCAGAAGACATACCTGACCAGTTAATTGATGCAATTCCATCAATATCAAAGTCAAGAGATGCTTCATTAACAACACAGTCTTTTAACTTATATACTTTCCTATTAGCATCACCAAGTACAAAGAATATATCTGCAGTACCTAAAGTTGCTTTGTTAGACTCACTAAAATCAATATCTAAATCAGTAGCATCGTGTACGGTTTGATTAGTAAATGCATTGGAAGCATACGTTGCTGGCCCTGAAAAAAGAGCCCAAAGTACTTCTTCGATTGCGTGCACTTTTGCCGAAGAATCTGCTGCCCCTGTACCTGAGCCTGCGGATTTAAAAGGTCGAACATAAGTTGTGAAAGACCATTCAGCAGGTGCTAAAGAGTCATTAAACTGCTTACGACCACGACGGCTTGCCCCACCTGTTGCTTCCATTTCTGCGAGAGTAATCTCGCTTGAGTTTGTAGCTTGTGAAAAGCTAAAGCCATCTAGTACAGGAAGGTCCCATACAGTAGTGCCTTTTTTAATGTACACTTTCGTGTCGCGACTAAAAAATAGTTGTTGTGCCATAGTTTATCTCCTATGTATCTTGAAAAGACTTGGACGTGAATTTTTATTCGTGCCAGTATTTTCTAGTATCGAACTTCTATGAGCATCTCTCCGATGCCCATTGGTTCAAGTACACCTTCATCAGTATCAATACTGATTATAGTGATTTGTTGAGTGCTGTACGATTTATTCTGTGCGTCTACATACTCTAAAGAGGAGTTTTCTTCTAGGACAGTTTCTACGTCCTCCATTAAAGCATTGAGACCTCTTTGTGCATCTTCTTCATTTACATAACATCTTACAGTCACAGATAAGTACCTATCCTTATAACCTCCGGCTTGGTACTCGCGTGTTTCAGATCCTGCATTTAGGTGAATCGCAGGAAACTCTTCAATTTCATCCCAAAACTGTAGCCTAGGATGAACATTTTCATTAACGTCCACTAAATAGGCCCCCGACCCATCAATATCTTTTAATTTTTTAACAAGAGATTCTATAATATTCATCCTTCGAGATGTATATAGTCTTTCTGTTGTCATTATACTCTCCTCGTAAAGAATCGTCCTATTGCTAATTCAGCAGCAATCTCTCTAATTGACTTATCAATTAATTTTCTAGGGTCTAAGCCTGAATCTCCTTGTGCATATCCTACCTCAAAAGTTTGGTAAGGAAACTTATCATAAGTGTACCCTATACTAGGGAATCCTTTTGGGGTTGTTACTGCTTCGGTAACTCTTACTGACTGCGCAAATCTACCTGTCTGATAGTTTAAATGAGGAGATTGCATATTTTGTGCTACTACTTGAGGTAGTTTTTTATTTATAGCTACTATCATATGTAAAGGACTAGAAGCAGGGCTATTATCTTTTTTTGCTCTGCGCTTACTTGTTACGGCAATTTGTCCTATTTTAATTACTGAGCTACCTTTCATAGCCTTACCATCAGTGCTTAGAGTCTGTTTCTTACTAGAGCTTTTCTTTAAAGGCTTAGTTTTAGTATTAGTTTTTAAATTTTTACTTTTAACATTTTCAAAAGGTTTTACAAGATTTTTAGTAAGCTGTTTTAATTTTCTCTCTTTAGGGCTATCAGAGCCTGATATAGTCATAGGATCAAACTTAGACATAGCAGTTTTTAAAGATGAAAGTAATTGTTTCTTTTGATTTCCCGTAATACCACCTCTACTCATATTATCGGAAGCAGATTCTATTTGTACTATCATCATATCCTTAGTATCGATACGCTGAAAAGATAAGTCTACCCCTGCTTTTTCTAAAAGACTCGTAATATTACTGTGTTCTTCTAAAGGTAGAGATTCAAATGCGTTGGCTAATCCATCTCTAAATTGAGTTTCTGCAACTCCCATGGTGTCTAAGTGACCTAAATGGAAAAACTTACCTACAGTTTTTACTTTATTGAGCCTACCACTCTTTTTATTATACTTTGCTATTGCATTATTTGTTATTTTTTGTAGTTCATCAAAAAATATTTGTAAAGACTCTTTGTATATAATCTTAAGTCTGTCAAAAGTAACTCCAGGATCTAACTGCGCTCTATACGCTTTATCTATTGGCTCTCCGTAGGTAATAAAAACTAAACGTAATCTTTTACTATTTAAATACGTAGTGTTTCTATCTATTATAACCTGTGGGTCTTTTTTAACTAGTTTAACTTTGTTAAGTATGCTAGTATATGCTTTTTGTACTGCTAGATCTATCTGTAGTAATTGCTCTGTAGAAGGCGTTATATTGTATTTTTTAAATTCTTTGTTTGTAGCTGCTTTTATACTTGCTTGACTTACTTTAAAAGTGTGCCATTGAGTATCTACTACCATTTTTCTATAAGTTGAACTAGATACGGACAACTCATTATGTAACTTATTTAAAAAAGCTAATTGTCTTGCCTGAGACATTAGTAAACTTTGTAAAAATCTAGGATTCTTTTGATATGATCAGGGAATCCTATATTGCCAGGCTGACTTGTAGAAGTAGCGTTCTGTATACTAGCTCCTGCCATTACTTTTCGTTCTTTGTGTTCGTCTTTATGGTAATAAGTAATTAAGTCAATTATTGCTAACTTTAAATCCGCTGGGCAAGTTGCGTAACCTGCTTTATAAGTAATCTTTACAGAGGCTGGACCTGTGGGCCAATTCTTAACTCCTCCATCAGTATTTACTCTATATACACTATCAGTAGAAGCATCTATGTAGTATTCTGTAGCAGGGACAGTAGTATAGCTATCTGCAAAACTTGCTCTTTCTTGTACCGAAGTTATGGATACAAAAGGGCTTTCTGTTAGCTGAGCTATGTTAGTGCCCCAACTGATATTAAATGTTTCTACCTTATTGGTAGAGTAGTGGTCTACAATACTGTTTCCACAATAAGTTTTTACTAATTGACTCACGGACGGAATTAAAGCATTCAACTTCAAATCATCTTTAGGATTCGAAATTCCTTCTGCTTCTTTATAATCATCTAGTGTTATTAAATCTGCCATATTCTATAAGTCCATTAGTAAAAACTTAGGGGAGATTAACTCCCCCTCGTTTCTATACTGTTAAGTATTAAGCTACGTAATCAATCTTGACTACTGGCTCAGCACCAGTTGCACCAGCTACCAACTCTTCAAATCCAAGAGCCTGGCTAGCAACGATTACTCGACGCTGATTCATAACTTCGTAGTCCTGCTCAACGGTTACACCGCCTAAACGAGGAATTACATAGTTACGAGTGTTAACAGCAAGAGCTGCTGGAACACCAGCTGCAGGAGCTGCGAACTCTTCAGATACGATTACTGGAGTACCGAATACAGCACCAATAGTACCAGTTATACGAGCTGCTAGATCATTTCCTACTTCGTCCAAAGTCTGGAAGTTAGCATCGTTCAAGAGGTCGTAGAATCCATCATTGCTTACAATGTAAGCCATGTCAGTTGGATTAACACCATACTTACCCATGCCTTCACGAGCTGCTAATAGCAACGCTGAAGTTAGGCGAGTACCGTCAGATACGTCTAGAGTAGTACCGTGAGCGGCTGCATATCCGTCAAGACCAGTAATTGAACCAGATCCATTAACGATAGCATTTTCTACTGCACGTCCGTGTGCACGGGCAACTGACTCAACAAGCATAGGCATCAAGTTAATGAGGACTTGCTCGTCTACGTTATTGTCCATGAAGGAGCTAGAGATCAAGCGATAAGCATTAAGAATAACTTGCTTAGCTTTGAACGTGTTATCAGATGCTCCACGGTTCTCTAAGTTACCAGAAGCTGCTGCGCCTGTCTGGAATACAGCAGGGTTAACATCTGGCTGGATTGGTAGTACAGTAGCTGCACCATTTACTGGCATTTCACGGAACAAACGAGCTACTTTCAGCTCATTTTGAATTTCTTTCTCGATGAGATTAGAAACTTCCTGATCAATGTCAGCTGCTGAAGTAGTGTAGTCAATACCAGCTTTTTCTTGTAGATCACGAGCAAAAGCAGTGTTCATTCCTTTGCTAGTCATAACACCCAATAGGTGAGCTTTCAAGAAATCTTGGCCCCACTTAGATACGTCGCCTTTTGCAGCACGGTCAGAAAAGCTTTTCTTGCTGTTCTGCATTGCTGTAATTTCAGCTTGCTTCTCTTCGAGGTCTTTGCCATACTTGGCCATGACTTCGTCGATCTTTGCGTCTTTTGCAGTAAGTTGTGCTTGTACGTCAGCCATAAGAGCTTCAACGCCAGTTTCAACGCCAGTCTTGACGCGAATGTTTTCGGCTTCGAGAGCCTGTGCTTTTGATGCTTCTACTTCGGCTGCTGCCTTGGTTTCTGCTTCGTCAGCTGCTTTTTGCTCGGCTTGCTTCATAGCAATCTTAGCAGCTGTATCTTCAGCTACCTTCTTTGCAAAAGCTTCCAAGTCGATGTTTTGATTATCCATCTTGATCTCCTGATCTGCGGAATTAATTTCCGCGCTTTGAGGTGTGTTGTCACTAGCTATTCCCGAAGTAATATCTTCATCCTTAGCCAGAGACTGACCTGCTAGATCTACACGATTTGTGAAAGTTTTTTTGAACTCTTCGTACTCTTTATCAGAGTCAAAAGACTTCGCGAGCGAAAAAGTAGCTGACTGATTGCAAGGTACGGAAACAACCGATACCTCAAATAATTCAGCGTCCTTAATCATAAGTCCGTCGGTTTCCTTAATGTAATCAGCATCCTTGACTCGGAAACCTACGGAAAAGGCCCCAAGAACACCGTCTTTTACTAGCTCTGCAACATTAGCAGGTGCTGACTTGCTAATCTTACATTCTAATTCCAACCCATCTGGTCCAGCTTTCAGACCCGTGGCTCGGCCAATTGGCTTGTCATAATCATGATTAAACAAGATAATTGGATTTTTTTCAAAATTCTTTAGTCCACCTTTCTGCCAAGCTTCTACTGAGATGGAGTCACCCGCGCGATCAAAATCAGCTGTACTTGCCATTCCACGAATCATTACAGAACCATCATCCTGTGTTTGAGTCTTGAAAGTAGACGTAAGATTAAAGATTTTATTCATATCTTAATCCTCTTTTACTGCCGAAGCAGGCTTGACCGCTGCCTTAGGTGCGGGCTTTGGTGCTTTAGGCGGTACAGGCTTAGGCTTTGGTGGAGGATTCTCCTTAAGCTTAATCTGTGCCCACACTTCGGGAAGATTCGTTTCCATAATAGCCAACATACGGCTCCAACTTCCAAAATGATTTAGTACAATACCTGCTCTTACAGGAGTTCGTGTTTCCATATGTTCGTAGTCACGCTTAGTAAGGACTTTACCCTCTTCTAACATAACCATTGATACTGCTTCGAGGACTTTGCCTCTTTGTCTCATGCTTCCCATTATTCCTCCGTTTCTTCGACAGGCCTTCCACCTTCGTCGGGGTTAGTTGCAGAACCAGCAATATTTGCCGGAACGCGGATGTCTTCTGTACCACCTACAAAATCAAAGCCTAAAGCTTTTCGTGCTTCTGCAGGGGTTATAATTCCTCCGTTTACTAGTGATGTGTAGTATGCTGAAGAGTCTCGTAGTTCTGGCTGTAGAGCGGGAATATTAGTAATATCCTCACGCAACTCAAAACCAAAATATCTTTCGAGTCCATAATTAATTTTTCGAACGATAGGAAGTATAGTCTCAAGATAATATAATCGCATATTTGGGCGAATGTTAGCATTGTTTCCAGAGTCCATCATAATTGGAGGGATTCCAAGCGCCTTTAAAATTATCTTTTCATTTTCTGAAATTGAACTTTGAAAATCCATTTCTTTAAAATTTACATTAGAGATCTTATCTACTTCAATTCCGCCATCTAGGATGAGAGGTCGGCGACCACCTGCATCTGGACGGTATCTTGCTTGCCAAGAAACCATCATTCGTTCTTTGATTTTCTCAGAAAGTGTGTTTGGTGATTTTAGTACTAAACCTGGTACTGCTCCGTTCTTAAAGAAGTTGTCTTGAAATGCTCTCATGTTCTTCATAAGAACCATAGTACGCATTGCAGGCTTTAAACGAGGTACTCCTCGATATATAGAATGAAAGGAATTTTCTTTGATATGAATAACTTCATCCGGACTAAAAGTAATATCGTGCATAGTAAACCTTTCTATGTAGGTTTCTTTGCTTGAATGAATAGTTACGTCACTCGCAGGTAAATGATAGAGATGCGCCCCATCGAAATACAGAAAAATGTTTCCATCAATCAAAAAATCACTAATTAGATTACGTTTAAAACTATTAATATCTTGATAAGGGTTTGGAGACTTGTTCAAAAGTACTTCTACTTTAGAGGCTTTAACACCAGGAACAACGCCCCGAAAAGAGTTCTCTCTCGATACTAAAGTATGAATCTCAGCTACATCATCAACGATCATATTCACACCGCGATTAACTACTTCTAGATCTTCGTAAGCCTTTTCATAGCTAAAGCTTGGCTCATGAGAAGAGGTAATATTACCGCCCATATGAAATTGTGCAGGATTTAACTTTTCCTCAACTTCCACAGGTTTTGCTCCGAAAATATTATTATACCAAGCCATGTTTTTCTCTTTGAATCTGTACCCAGCGCATTTGCTTTTTTGCTGTAACTAGTGCAGGGTCTTTACCATAAATTGAGTGAAGTTTTAAATGATGAGTATGACACAGTGTAGCTGTGTGGTCATATAGCTCAGCATGATGCTCTTCTATAAAATCATCCCGCAATGCTTGTATATACGCAGGGTCGTGTTTGTTTTTTGCTAGCCATTGATTAAGTAACGGCGTTAAACTATAGTAATGGTGAAAGTCAAGCTGTTCAGTCTCACTACAAATCTCGCACGAGGAACCTTTCTTATACCCAGACTTTGCCTTATCTCGTACATACTTTACAACATCACGTTTTAGCTTAGGCATTTGCTTTCGGGTTCCTGATTTTTCATTAGAAGAATTATAGCGGCTTTAGGGTAACTTGTCAATAACTATTTTTGCACAGGTATCGCTAGAAGGATATGTTTCCTGTCTGAAATGAATAAAGTGCATATCTTAAACCGTCGGCCATGTGTGAAGCCATGTTGTGCTTTGGTTTTTCCTTGAGTAAGTTAGGGTTAGGATCCCATTGATAAGAATCTAGGCAGGTAAGGGCTTGCTTGCATTCTTGGTCAACATAAAGGTTGTCGTTATCGATGAGGCTCGATACATGTCCAATTCCGTCCAATACAGACTTCTTAGCGTTAATGGTGGAGATGTCATAATTCTGCGCGAGATCGAACCTTGTTTGCTGAGCAGCTGAGTCAATATAAATAAAATCAATATCCCAACGATCAATAAGTTTCTGTATTTCGATAGCATGTTGCTCAGTTGTTCTCTCCGCATTAAGATATTCATCTACTAAGTAGTATTTTTCCTCTTCCCAGTCATATGCAATTACACACAACGCTGTAGGATCTTTGTATCCTACGTCCAAGCCTGCAAAGACGTCCATCTTTGAGGTATCTAATTGAGACAAGTCTTTAACTTGGGTCTCAAAATCAAACTTCCATATCTGACCTTCATAAGTATTAAAGTCAGCTTCGTACTCCTGTCTAAACTCAGCTTCTGACATAGACTTACGTGCTTCTGCTATATCTGTTTCTGACATACGAGGATTATCTCTATAAGTTGCTCGTATGCTACACCATTCTGGAAAATCATCTGTAAAACCACGGTAGAAAAACTCAGAAAACCAGTTATTTCTTCCACGAGGAGTAGAAATAAAAATTGCTTTTGAGTTTTCTTTATCAAGTGTGGGTCGGAGTGCAACGTTGAAGGCATCCTTGCCGTCAGCGAGTGCGGCCTCATCAAAGATGATAAGGTCATAAGATCTACCTACGCAAGAATCGACTTGGTTAACCGAGCCCATTCTTACAGTAGATCCATTAGAGATTTCAATAACTTTGTCCTTTGCGTTATCTTTTGTAACCTCTAAGTCGAAATGTTTAATTAGGTTTCTTTGTAGATCAAAAGAGATCTGAGACAAAGCGTAGTTGGGTGACATAATTAGTATGTTAGAACCAGGCACTAAAGACACGAGCTGTCCAATAATGTTGGCAATATATGTTTTGCCTTGCCGACGAGAAACGGCGGCAGAGACAAAACGGTACTTTGGGTTATTAATCGCATTGATAATTGCTATCTGCGACGGTAACGGTGTGACGTTCAATAAGTCCAAGTACGGACCTATAGGAAGTTTTAAGAACTTTGCCTCAGACCCTAATTCAACTATTTCTTCGGAGATTATATCTCTCCGACTTACTTCAACTGTCATATATTAATCTTCTTTTTTCAATAGTGTCCAGATTCCATAGCCTAGACCAAGCCAAGCCATCATTTTTGCTAAACCGCCGAACAGTATTACTGAGCCGCAGATTCCTATTAACATAGCACCATCCCAAGATGTGCGTTCTTTCACAAGTAGTTTTAAATATTTCATGGTATTGCTTTCCTGTTTGCGCCCCATGCTACAAAGCCTACTGCAAATAAAGCTATCCATGCTAAGTAGTTAAGAACCTTGAAGCCGTTGACTTCGATACAAATATCTCTAAATACTACATCTAATTCTTTTTGTGACATTCTTTCAGTATGTGTGCCGTCTGCTTTTTGTAAGCACCCATGTCTATATCCATAGTCATGAACTAAACCGCCCATGAGTAGTACTCCTACTGGAGATAAGAAAGTTGCTAGAAACTTAGGAACAGAAGCTCCATCGAACTGGAAACCTGCTGGTATTTTATATTCCTCACCTTTCATACTGTAGTGAAAATCTTCTGTAACTATCCACTGTCGAGTGGTCATTAGCCACATTAATATACCTTTCCAAAATCCTTTATTCTTTGTTGCAATTGGTACTGGTTGCATCTTTGGCATAATTGGGTATTTAAACTCTACTCTTACTTCTTCTTTTTTATCGCATTTATTTACGATGTATCCAATTATGACAAGTACACCTAGTACGGTCCACTGCCAAAAAGTCATTGCTAAATCAAGTAACATTTCCATTATTTCTTTCCTCCTACTGCTTCTTTGGCATAAAATGCCGCTACAATTGCGGCTACCGATACAAAGTAAGTAGGTGCCATTGATCCTAATGTTTTCTGGGCTTCATCTAATCCCACAAGACTGGCTAATACTACTGCGAAAGGGTATAGTAGCATTCCTGCTAGTGCAAACCATGCCATGTTACGTTGGGCATCTCGCATAGCATCAGCATCTTCTAGTTCCTTGCGTTTTGCTTCAAGGTACATTGCTTCTTCTGCATCAGATACTTTGCCGTCTCCGTTTGTGTCTGCTGGATGAAATTCTTTATCTACCATTTGACTTTATCCGCCCAATATGCCGCAGACATTTTGCCCTTAGCTATATTCTTGGCGTGTCTCGCTTTGAAAGATTTACGTTTTGCTTTCATTGCTGCGGACTCACCGGCCTTCGGCTTCCCTGCCGTTGAAGCTCCTTGCTGGCCAAACCTTATTGTCTTTACTTTGCCGTTTGCTCTTGCTACTACAATGTGAGACTTCTTTGCATGTCCTGGAGTTCGTCTAGGCTTATTATAGCCCGATACTTTTGCTCGAGCAAGTCTTGAGTCTTTTTTCTTTGCTTTACGCTTTGCTGGCATCAGTTTTCTCCATAAAGCAATTACGCTGCTTTGTGTTGCTTAGAGCTTGCTGACACCAATCGAGTTCTTGTATGACTCTGTTATACCACAAAGAATCATATTCGTTGTTATTAGGATTATCACGTTCTGTAATAAGTTGATCCATACGCATTCCTATGTAATCAGGTTGTTTACGTCTTGCCATCTAACCTCTCCTTTTACGCTTCATATTAGCGTTACGTTTCTTTTTTACTAAAGTTTTGACCATAGTAGGTTTTCCCCCAGGATTACCTGCCCGTCTTTTTCTGCTAATGGCCGATTTCTTTTGGGCTGCGGTCATTCTTGCTGCTTTTGCTTTCGGTACACACTTAGGGTACTTACTACTTTTAGCTTTTCCTCTGCCGCACTTTTTGTAACCTCCGCCTTTCTTAGGACGGGAGATATCAACCCATTCTTCTTTAAACCATTTTGTGAGACTCATTTCTTGACTCCCATCCGGTACTTGCCGCCTCTGCGTTTATACTCTTTTACTAGGAAGGCATTGGCATATGCTGAAGGATAGACTTTAAACTTTCTTTTTACCTGGCTTTTTACTGCCGAGTATAAACGTTTATTTGTTGGAATAGGTTTCTTTTTAGCAACTTTTCGTTTTCTTTTTGCTGGCATCTATTTACCCTCTACCTTTTCTTAAATATTCTTACCACCTTGCTCATAAGCATTTTGATAACAGTAAAGTGAAAAAGTCCGTGCCCATAAGCTACATGGAACGTATGATTCTTTTCAATCTCAGATTTAGGCCCAAACTTCTTAGTCCAGTTGTCAATGTAATCACCTTTATAACGCAAAACTGCATGAGAGACTTTCCACTTACTTGGTCCTACACAGCATACTCCTGCTTGACGAGTAAGAAGCATCCACCACATCTTCCAATCACTTTTGTCACAAAGTCTCCAAAGAATAGAAAGTGCGTAGTCTTCGCAGTCGCCTACGAGTTTACCTTTTTCATTTTCTTTACGAATAATAACCCAAGCATCCGCACTTCCGTATTGTTCGCTATCAAAGCGATATTCCCACTTGGAAGTAAAGTCTGCAGCAATTTTATCTCTGGCAATAACTTCGGCTTTATTCATCTTCTGCACACTCAAATTCGGCGCACTCACAAGGATTGCAGTCACACTCTTCGCACTCACAGTTTTCAACACAAGTAGGCTCTTTATATCCTAAGGACTCTTTTGCAGCTAGTTCGGTCTCGAATACTTGTATATCCTGCCCAGGGGCTTTAATATACCACACACCTCTTTTACTATAAATTTCACTCACTTCTTTCTCCTCGTCCGCCTGTTAGTTGCGGTTCTTTGGCCACGCTTAGGTAGTTTTCTTTTCGCCTTCTTACTAGTAGGATGAGTGCTGCCTTTCATTCTTTTGCCATTCGGCATGATGTGGTATGCTGATTTCTTTTTCTTTTTCTTATACGCCATTATATAGACCCCATATTCAAGAGTGTAACAATTACACCCGCTAGGAACAGTATGATAGTTCCACCCATAGATAGCATTCTACTTGCCATTCTGTCAAGAGTGTCTTCTATACCCTCTAGTCTGGTAAAAGTAGTCTTCCAACGCTCTTCACATTGTACTTCATGCATTGCAAACTCACGCTCTATAGTATCTACTTTGTGGGCAGATTCATGAAAGCGTTCGGTAGTTTCTTTGCTCCAATTAACGTTATTCGGTTCCATTGAGTAATTTTTCCATAAGCTTACCATAATTACCCTGACCGAAAGGTACAGACTCATTGATCTGTACATTGGTTTGGTTTTTTATGTTGCTTCCTTCGGCTTTAGCAAGGTCTGCTTGCGCCTTGATTTCATCAATACGCATTTTATGAGCCATTTGAAGTAGATCAGCTAAGTCCTTACTGGAGTAAACACCAGATTCCTGGGCTTCTTCGAGTTTGGATGCGATCATCTCGTCTAATAAGGAGCCGATGTTATTCTTGTTTCGGTATCCCATATCTAAGTATACAGTATCAATATACTTCTTTACTTCTCGTTTGTTTAACACATCGACTACTTGTGACTCGGGTACCTGAAGGTACTCGCACACACCGCGAATATTGCCGTATTGTAGATAACTATTCGCTATCTCTAGTCCCTCAGGGGATATTGTAGTTAGTTCTTTTGCCATGGTTCAAATTATACTTAAATAGTAGTGGGTTGTCAAGAAATATTTTTCTCAGGTCTAGTCAGCGAGCGGGTTGTCCAGTGCTCTTTGTAGTTTCTTTTCTAAACGGTCTTCTAGATCTTCCATTTCTTGGTCTGAGTCTTCTCTCATTTGGTCACGCTTTGTTTCGAACCGCTCATTTGCCTTGTCTATCATTTCTCGGACTTCGTTTTCCATGGTTCGTACTTTGTCTTCTGCGCGGTCTGCTTGTTTTTCGATGGCAAGTATATCGTCTCGTAGTCCGGTCTTAATATCTCGTGTGTACTCGATGGCATCATCAAGTTTTTGTTCTATTTGTACATTTCGTGCTGCTATAGCATCTGTATCAATATTCTGTACAACTTCTTTCATATCTGTGTAATCTTTGTAAAACTCGAACGCTGCCCAAGATGCTCCACCTAGGGTCGATAATGCTGTAAGCAGTACAGCTGCTTTTCCACCTTTGAAGGTTATGCCTCCAAATTCAAATTCTGCCATTATTCTAATGCCTCAATTTCATCTACGAAT